CATATTACTTGTGACACTTAATTCTAAATTTTTATTGGGGTGATCTCGCACATAATCAATGACTTTAAAGGTGTTGTGATCCATTAGCGGTTCACCGCCGGTCATTCGAAATACTTTAAGAGTATTATAAAGGTCCGGCCACCATTTCCAAAAAGCCTGAACATAAGGATTATCTTTAGCTGATGATGCTCTAGGCATTAGATTAATTTCTTTTAGAGTTTGTAGTTGATTGTGTTGTTGTTCTCCCACAAAATAAGGTCCAAACATTTCAATTTCTTTTTCCCATTCGCTACTTAAATGGGGACTACAATAACTACATTTAAAATTGCAAGTTTGATTAAAATTAACTTCAACATATGTTGGATTGACTTTATAATCATAAGGCAAAGCTGCTATTTCTGCAATTTTATCTACAGACCAATGCTCACTACTTCTGTAATATCTATCACTGACATGGCCGGCATCTTCAATTTTCCAGCAGTATTCGCAGCCTGAAGGTCTCTGCCCTTCAAGCATCATTTTTCTTTCTTGAAATTTCTGTTTTGTATTATGCAGAGCTGAGGGATCTATTTCTAAATCCCTCATGTCTATCAAGTGTGTTGGAGGATGATAACAACTATGAGTTCGGCCGTTAGTTAAATGTAAACTAACTTGTAACCATTTGGCAGCACAAAAGGAGTTACTTACAGCATCTATTTGATTCTTAGATGATTCGAAATCTTTGACGTAAAAATTAATTTTTTTTGAATCCACATTAATTAAACAAACCCTTAGTTTGATTGTTAATATCTTTTTTTAATTTTTCCACATCGATTTTAAAATCAATCTTTTGAATATCATCTTTATATTCCTGGAATGTGTCTATGAGTCTATCGGCAATTGAGTCGCTGGAAACGTGTTCGAGTTGTTCTCGAACATCAATTTCCCATACCCTTCCATTTTCAAATTCTAACCTAATCATTTCTAAATAATGAACAGGCATAGTATTCATATAAAGGTCTTCAAATACTTCCGGCCATTCTTGAACAAGATGCTTTGGCGGTTTGAACAACGGTTTAGACATTTGCCGATTCTTTAACCTTTGCAGCCTTCTTCTGAGGAGGATCTAACTCGTCTGCCTCTTTACGTAGTCTCGCTGCTTCTTTATACATAGCATCTGCTTGACTTCTGTACGATCTAGCAATAGATTTGTCATCGAGTACTTCGTTATTTCCAGCCTTTAGTGGTTTTGGAATATTTGGTTCCCCAACATCTCTGCCTAAATCCTTAACTTCAACAATTTCCTCAACGGTTGCTTTTTTAGGAGCACCTGATACAAATGTGTATAAATCGTCAACAGCCACATTTTTTTGTTCTGCAATTAAAATGTTTAATTGATGTAGGTCAATTACATCATTAGGCGTTGGGGTCATAGTAACATTGTCAGTTGGGACTTTTTGCATACCGTTATCTGCCTGGAGTGCCTGCAACATTGGTCGTCCGTCCGGAAAAGTTCTAGTAAAAAGAATTTCACCAAATTCAAATACTTCTTGCGCTTGGTCAGTTTCAACTAATTTCATGATAGAATCATGATAAGGATCAGATAGACCCGCTACAGGAATAACCAACGCCATGTTAGATTCTCCAGGTAACGTTCTAAATGCAACTAGTACCTTTGCATTATTTGATTTAATTCTACCAATGTGTTTTAATGTGCCGGGCATATTAAGCCTCCTTTTTTGCAACAGATTCTAAGAAAGTGTTAAGTTTGTTAAAAACTTTACCAACTGATTCCATCTCTGATGCTTTAAACGCTCCTCGTTGACTTGCTACTTCAATAATGCTGCGTAGTGCTGCTAGGTCGCTTAGATTAAGATCGGGACCTTGTGCCGCCGCTGGCGCTTCTGTTTGTGGTGCAGGTTGTTGCACATCTTTTACTTCTTCTGTCATGTTATCTCCTTAAGTGTGGACAGGCTAACATAAAATATGTTAGTTCTTTATGATCCTCAAACCCAACTATAACGGAAGTTTTCATTTTTCCATCATTCTGTATTCCGGGGTACTTACATAGATAGAATCTACCTTTTAATGTATTTTGAATCCATTTCTCGATATCATTAACTTGCCATTCTGTATCACCAACTTTTGTTTTGGCGAACTGCGGTGGCACATAGTTAAGTTTTCGTTGATTCAAAATATCTAATGCATTGATTTCTATCATGGCAGAATATTTAATTAATTAATAGGAATGCGGGGTTATTCTTGGTTTAATCGTTTGTGCATTGCTTTTGCTGATCCCATTTTTCTAACATCGCCGGAAAACAGGTACAATTCAAAAGCTGCTTTTTCTGATAACACTCGGATGTATTTCTTTTCTAAGTGAAACGGGGAATCTAAAAACTGATCTAACCAAATTAACACTTGCGGACCGATAGTTAAATCTTTTGGTAGATCGATTTTATAAATTTTTATTTCTGCTTTGTTTTCGATAAAGTCCAGGCACTGATCAGTCATTCTTAAACCGCCTGTTTCTTTTCCTCTGGTGCTATACCACCAAAGTAGTTTAAAATCTTTTAATGTTTTTTCATTAACTTCTACACCGGCAGCTTTTAAAAAAACTTTGGTGTAGGAATCTTTGCGATCCATGTTATTCTATTTTTTCACCCTGGCTTAACTTATATACAGAAAAGTCATTTGTTTTAAAAAGTTTATTAAGTTTTTTTGCTAAGTTATGTGCATGACCCGGATTGCTAAAACTAACTTTTTTATATTTGGGCCCTGGGTACGATGCTAACAAACTTCCGCTTTTTAAATTAAAAGGCAAGCCTTTATAAAAAACAGCCCAAATTGCATCGCTCTCTAAGATTTGTTCAATCTTATAGGTTTCTTTGTTTGCATATTCAAGTATTACTTTAGGTTTCGGTCTGCTCATCTATATACGTGTCCTAATTAACCACGTATATATTTATCTTCTTTAGAAGGTTCCGCCGTCGAACTTTACATCTACTTTATTGCTAGATTCGCGTATTTCCGATAGCATTTGATGTACTTCTTGTACGGTTTTTCCTAATTTGGAAGTTAGAATAGCTAATTCGCCAGTGAGATCTCTAGCTTCTTGTATCGTAATACGGATTTCTTTTTGTTGACTCTTTTCAGCTACCGCTACACGTTGAATCAGTTTTTCTACCGAAGGTAGATTAGTAGGTAATGATTGCATTTTTATTTCCTATATAAGGTTACGTTAAAACTAACTGCCATCCTATTTTGTGTTTTATTTTCTACAACACCGTGAATTAAATCAGATTTCCATAAAATTAATCTGCCATTGGATGGTATAATTCTAATAGAAGATGCCGAATATTGATTTTTCTGAACAAAAGGTAAATTATACCATATGTCGTTGTAAAAAAATCTAGAAAGAAAAGTTATTGGAGAACTGCCTTCTTCAATATCAACATAGAAAGTTCCACTTAAATGACTTCCAGGACAATGAGTATGATGGGAATGGCTTCCTTTGTAACCAACATTCGATATCCATAAACTATCTATACGGGGAACAATCATTCCTATATCTACACCTATAACTTTACAATATTCGAAAGATTCTTCAAGTAAAAAATTATATAACGGTGTTAATTCGATATCCTCTATAAGAGCATATTCAAAGAATGTTGTTTTTTCTCCTTGATATTTTTCATCAACGGAACATTGATCTAAATGATGCTTACATCTCGAAACTATTAAGTTAGCTAATTCGAGATTATCTTTTGTATGAATGTAATCTGAAAATGCATCCATTATTTTGATACATTAGACAATACCTGTTTCATTTCTAAGTCGGTTTTAAACGGCCCACGAAAATCGTATCGTTGTAAAGTAATTAGTTTAGGGCAAAAACTTTTGACCCAACCTTTGTCAAATTTGATAACGTAATAACCTGCACAATATAGACTTTTTGAATCTTCGCTTTTGGTAAACAATGGAAGTTTTCGTTTAATGTCAAACATTGAATTAAACGGAGAAGTACTAGCTAGGTATCCGTGAACTTCGTTCGTTTTGTTGTCACTAGCTTCTTTGATAATTTTTGCAACAAAGAAACTTTTTCCAAATTGTTTAGTTAAACTTTCTTTATTGTCGTAGACCTTGATCCCTAGTTCGTTACTCATCACAAAACGATTGTCTTCGTTTTTTCTCAGGGTAGCAAACTTTTCCCCGTCTTTTTCAACAATCCAAAATTTATCTTGAATAATTGGCTTTGCATGAATCTCAGACATAGTTTCTCCTCTGCATACGTTTGTTTTGCATTCGCATGTATCCTTATACGGACACGGTTGAATTTTCTCTAGAATATCTTGCATTAAGTGGTTCTGCATATGATTGTGCCTGTTCTGAAATTTTCTTTAAATCATAGAGTCCACAAAATTTCATCAGTTTAACACCAACCTGATTGATGTTTTTATCTGCGGATGTTGCCTCAGCAATAGTATTTGCTATGATTTCTTTAATGTTATCCGGTTGATGCGACAGATCAATTAACCTACGATTGCGTTCGTAATCTTCTAACACACGATGTTCTTTGCCTTCGTGATCAGTCCATCTCTGAAGCATGAGATTGTTCCACGCATATCCTTTGCTTGTACGATCTTCGAACGCTTCAGTAAGACCAACTTTTTTGCTTGTACCTTTAGTACGCACACCTGGATACGCCGAGAAGACATTATCACTGGTATCACCACGCATACATTTTTCAAACAAGAGCCATTCTGGATCTGGTGCGGCTTTTGGCTCTTGTGTTTTTTTATCAATGATTGCTTTGCCTTTATCATCAAAAAACCCTTCATGCGTAATTGTACACTCTTGAACACCATTGTATTGTTTCACATTAGGTGCAATTAGTTGTACAAAGTCTGTATCTGTTGAGATAATAACGTGATCATCGTTAGGATGACTTTGAATCCAACCAGCAATTAAGTCGTCTGCTTCGAGCTGTGGATTTTGTAAAACGGTGCAATTAGTTTTGTCTTTAATAAAATCTTTAAAAGTGTCAAAGGCTTCCCAGAACACTTTTTCTTCCTCTGCTTCTTTTTCAGTGTGTGCGGCACGAGCATCTGAACGATTTCTTTTATAAGGCTCATAATAGTCCTTTCGCCAGCTGCGTCCTTCTAAGCAGAAGATAACGTGAGTACCATTAAACTGCTGCCATGCTTTTCTAATAGAATTTAAAGTAATATGAAAAGCCATGCCTAGTTTGATATCAGCGTCACCGTTGATAACGTGTCTAGCACGAAAAAATGTGTTTGCTGTATCTACTAAAATATATGTCATTTATTATTTCTTTTTACACTTTGAATATCAATAACACCTGTGTTAACAGGAACGTTTAAGCCTTCGTCTACCACTACGTTAGCACAAAGTTCACGGAACCAACGATCGACAATTTCTTCATCTTTGTCACCATCAAAACCGTAACCCTCTTGCTTTAATTTTAACACAAAATGCTCGTTCCAGTCAAGCTCAAAAAAGCCATTACGGATATTATCTTTGTTTACATGTGTTTCTAATACAGCAATCCAAGGTTCTTTTTTTCTAGTAGCACGTTCTTTTGGAGTTAGTTTTGCCAATTCTTCTTGTTCTTGCGCTGTTTTTAATGATTCCTCGGCTTTCTTTTTGGCTTCTTCCATTTCTGCAACTTGTTTTTGAGCGGCAGCAATATTTGCTTCCATCTCTTCAATTCCAAAAATTTTTCTTAAAAGTTTTTTCATTATGTTCCCCACTCATTCTTAAACAACGGTACCTGTAGTCTATCACTATAACGAAGCCCGTTTTTCATAGCCAGTTCTGCTACACGGCGATTGTTTAGTGTGTAAACACTTTCAACTCCTCCCACTGGCATTAGATAACATGGGCCTTCAAATCCTTCTGCACGATAGATATCTAAAGTTTCTAATGCTTCTTCAGCATCTTCTTCAGTAGCCACAACAAATTTTAGATAGGTGTAACCTACTTCTTCGTAACCACAGACTACATCTGGTCGAATAGCTTCCGAACGTTCCTCACCAGAACAGCTAAGTTTAGCACTAACACTAAATGTAACTTCTTGAATCTTAGGCATTCCTAAAGCAGGTTGTTGCCATGCAATCAAAAAGTCTTTAAACCCTTTTTGCAATTCTTGGGTACCGTTAGTTTCAAACGTGATTTCTTTCAAACCACGCATTTTGGGATGTCTAATAAGATCCTCATAGCTACGTTGCCACCCTAACAAAGGTTCACCGCCAGTAATCACAAGATGTTCATCCCGCCATTCTTTGTACGGCAAAATTTCCATTATGCGATCTACAATGGCTTCGCTAGTAAGCATTGGACTTAGATCCTTAAATCGAGGATCCCAACTGGCATAACTATCACACCCAGTAGATACTAATGGAAGTTCTTCATACTGCTTAAACTCTCCTATCCTAGCGGCAATGGCCTCAACCTCTGTGCTTAGTTCGCCTTTAGGCATACCAAAACCTGCACACTTAAAGTTACAGCCAAATGTACGTAAGAAAACAGAAGGCACACCCATAAAGCGTCCTTCACCTTGAATGCTGTAAAACAGCTCTGCGATTTTAATTTTGCTCATTACTTATTATACCTTTTTTAAGAAAGTTTGTCAAGTCTTCTTCTTTAATAATGCTCCAGGACCCGTCTTTGTTGTCTATCCAATGTAGATTATCGCCTTCTTTCAATTCTGCTGCTTCTAATAAGTCAGGTGGAAAGATCAAAATAGCATCACCTGTATCTTTATCTTCTTCTACATTAAGTATCCAACTTTTCAACACTTACTCCAGATTTTTCAAGAAATTTGATTCCGCTATCGTCTCTATATTGAGTACCGTAATACACATGACGAATGCCCGATTGATAGATAAGTTTAGAACATTCTATACAGGGAGCATGAGTGATAAAAATATCTGCACCAAATCCGCTATCGTTACTTTTAGCTAGTTTGGTTATAGCATTAGCTTCGGCATGCAATACTTCTGGTTTAGTTTTTAATCCGTATCTATATTCTTCTTCAGCTTCTTCGTTGTACTCGGTATACGGATACATTGCTTCAAACTCTTCAGGACTAACCCAACCGCCTGCTCCTGAATCCCATACCTTATCTTCGCAGTTGTTGTCCCAACCTGCAGGCATACCGTTATAACCAATTGAGATAATTCTATCATCTTTGACTACGATAGCACCTACTTTGAGTCGTCTAGCATGGCTGAGTTCAGCAAAACGTTTTGCTACATCCATGTATGCTTCTTTAAATCGAATTTTCATATCTTTGTCTTTTTAATTGTTCATTTCGTTGCCTACGACACTCTTCCCTAACATCTGGAGGAAAGTCTGGATGAAATTCTGACATTCTGCAATCAAATACTTTGTATTCTGGTATCTCTACTTTGATTAATATTATTAACCAAATAATACAGGCAGCAATAAAACCAAGAATAAACTTGATCATACATCCTCACTAATTAATAACATACACATTAAAGCATCTTTTTCGTCTTTAAAGAAAAATTTCATTTCTTCAGTACTAACTTCAGTAGTATATCGATTACCGGGAAGACCAAAATGTTCAACGATGTTAGCACAGGTTTCATTCCACCATATATTAGCTTGACTTTGCCAGGGAACTGATACTTTATGCATTTAACATACTCCGTATGTTATTATAGATGATAATATTTCCTTTGTCAGTATAATGGTTTACCGTTCCTCTTTCAGTAATCCACAGGTCACTAAAATCCAAGTGAGTATTTTCTATTTTTAAGATTTCTGCTATTTTAATATGAGACAAGCTAATGTACGGAATATTAATTTTTGCATTAATTTTTTCTCGTAAAAGTTTATAAATGTCAATTTGATAGTCTTCGTCGTAATGATACTTAAAAAATAATTTGGCAGATGTTAAACTTCTATTAAAAGGAGAAAAGTGTCCTAAGAGATCAGTAACTATTAGGTCACAATTTTTATGAAATCCGTTTTTGTGCAATGGATGATTGTTAGTATGTACCCTGCTAGGACTAGTGTGACTAACTATAACAGCATCGTATGAATTTATATCTGCATTGTCAATCTGTTTAAAAATTTTATATTCGCTGATTCCTGGTTGAGCGACATTAGTCACTTCAAATTTATCAGCAAGCAAGTTAACCCAACCAGATTTTGCATTAGGCCATTCTGCTGCAAAACTATCTCCAGCAATTAAAATTTTCATAAAGATTTCAACCAGGGGAGATATTTATCTGCAATTAAAGTATGAAACTCTCGGTTATAATGTTCTTTGTCAGCTAACAAATATTTTGTATGGTCAATTCTTTTTTCACGAAAATAAGTTTCTATGGTTTTAGGTGCAACCGTAGTATTTTTTAATTTTCCGTAGTATTCCATGTTTGCTGGAAATTTTAATCTATCAGTAACATTAAATAGATATAATTTTGAACCGTGGTCGTGACACATATTGTCCCAAGAATAAATGCAATTTAAAAAATCTCTTTTTTCTAAAAATGTATTCATTTCAAAAAACATCTTAATCTGCATAAAAGTATGTTTTCTCAAATCAGGAGAAATCAATCCTTGTTGTGCCGAAAGTTCAATACCTGGAAATTTAGAAAAGTCTTCTTGGGTGGGTTTATTAAAAAGTTGAACTTTATCGTCTTTGACCGTATGATCACAGAATCGTTGGATCATATCTGTAGAACTTTCTACCTTTAATGTAAAATGATCTACAGGAACAACGTCGTCACTTAGATCATCGAAGCCAATGCAAAATCTAATTAAAGGAGCCATACAAATATAGACTTCTTCTATATCATCGAATCTAGAAAACATCGATGCAAGCCAATCAGTGTAAACTCTGTTGTTTACTCCTGCCATAGCATATATAGCAACTGGTTTAGAATTAAGTTTTCCGTAAATTTCTCCGTAGTTATTGTTGTTCCAATATGTGTAACTACCAGGACCAACCTTTCCTGGAATGCTGTCGTATCCACAGCTATGGCTGTCGCCTATGAATAATGTTCTGCTCATCAATTTACCACTTACGATAATTTCCTTTTTCAGGAATCACATGTCGAACCCCACCAGTAGGATCTTCCATGTCTCCCTTGCGTCTTGGAATCAAATGCACATGCGGCCATTCAACGGTTTGTCCAGCAGCATATCCGATATTTAATCCCACGTTGAACCCGTCCCATTCCCCAGTTTGAACTTGATTAAGGCCATAAGTAACAGCACTTTCAAATGCATCCATTAACACATGAACGGTATTATATTTAGGCACGTATAATAAATGCCCTTCGGTAACTGGATACTTATCCAAATACACACTTACGTGATAATCTTCAGAAACTAAATTGTCCCAAGGGGCTTTGGAATCCTCAATAAAGGCAGGTTGAGAATTTATAATTTTGTCTATTGGTTTAATCATTTTGTCCACCAGTCTTCGTATGGAAATTCAACCCATACATCGTTTTCTGCTTTATTAATTTCCATGCCAGCAAAATCCATAGGAACCTTGCAGTTACTAGATAAATTATCCACTACCACAGCAAATTTTACATTTTGATTCCATACATCGTTTTCCCAAACTGGGTCGTTGGGAAAACATGATTGACGCCAGTCATTTAAAATCCAGTTAAATGTTGCACCGCTGTCATTGATGTCGTCTATTAACAAAATATTTTTAGTTTTATCATCTCTAATTAATGTTAACGGATCTTCTCTATAAAAATCTATAGTATCGTGAGGACTACCAAATGCATCCTCGGCCATCCATAGATTACTTTCACATTCGCCCCCGTCACGCAAACTTACTTTTAACGTTTCGCAGGGAACACCAAAATAGTGACTAATCATAACGGCAGGAATTAATCCGCCACGGGTAATTCCTACTACATAATCTGGCCGCCAGCTGCTAATTGTAATGTCTCTACAGATCTTAGCGACAAGACCTTTTAACTGATTATTATTGATTACGAGCTTGTTCATATCTATCCTTAAGGTATTGTTCGTGTTGCACCCATTTATTGTTAACTAAAAATCCCCAATCTCTTTTCTTAGGGCCAGGCATAAACAGAGTCCACGCAGTTACGCCATCAGCCAACTCAATACGATGATAAGACTCAGGACGGCAAATGCGAAAATGTCCGGGCCCACGCCAGAAGCGTTGTTCGCCCACTTTAATACCTTGTTCGTTAAATTTTGGAACCCATTCATAGTAACCACCTCGTAGGATTAGTGTAGCATAGGGCCAAGGATGATCATGAACATCATCTGGATCGCCTTTAAGGAATTTATGTAAGAAAATATTAAAAGGAAATTGTTCTCTTTCTTTTAGAAAAAGATAATACCTTTCGAGATAAGGCTCGTCGCTTTGACGATCCATTACAATTCTCTTTCGGCCTATTTTTTCTAAAAAATTTAGAAACCATTTCATTTTATTCTCCTAAATTTTTTCGATCTTTTTCAATTTGATCTTCATGTTCGGCCAGACGTTGACGAAAATCTTCCTCGCTAAGACCATGCCAACCGATACAAAATCCAGTCGGACTACGGCCACATCCGCAGGGTACTCCGTTTTCTTTAAATTGATCTACTCTTACTTGCATATTAATACCTCCTTATCTAGGTGCAAACTCTTGTTGTAGTTTGATGTTATCAAAAAACTCTTTCTTTGTGTGCGGATCATCCTTAAACGATCCACGAAGCACGGTAGTTTGTGTTAGACTAGAGTGTGCCATAATGCCACGATTCTCACAGCATCCGTGTGTGGCTTGAATGTAGACTGCTACGTTCTCTGAGTCAGTAGCCTTGCTAATTTCTCTAGCAATGTCATTACACAATTCTTCTTGCAATGTACCACGTCTAGCACACCATTGTGCTATTCTTGTGTACTTTGACAAGCCGATGAGTTTTTGTGCGGCGATGATACCGATATACGCGACGCCAGCCACAGGCTGGTGATGGTGACTGCACATGCTACGAAGCTCACTACGCACAACCAACATACCCTCATATCTATCCTCACTATCGTTAGGAAAAGCAGTACAATCTGGAGCAGCCTGATATCTGCCTTCCATTATTTCATTAAAGTACATCTTGGCAAGCCTACGTGCTGTGCCTTTGCTATTTGGATCATTTTCACGATCAATAAGCAACTTGTCTAGAACTTGTTCAAATGCTGGTGTTGCTTCGTCAATTAGTTTTTCTATATCACCTTCGTGTAGGTAATCACTAATGTTGTCGCCTGCCCAGAAACGCTTGCCCTCACGTTTCATCTTAAAGCGAATATGATCGCCTAAGTATGCTTCCGAATATCCGCCATCGCCTGCCATTGCGTCTAGGCCTGTTTCTTTTTTATCTGTCAATTATTATTCTCCGAGTTAATGTCGTGGATGACACGTTATAGTTATTTTAACATCTCTAATAGTTTATTACAACTAAAGAAATGTTCTTTTAATGATTCTACCTGTTTATTTAGGCTAGGTAAAAATTTTTCGTAATTTTCCATATATTCCATAATTTTTTTAGCAACATAGGGACGATGTCTTTCGTACATGGCATAATCTTCAGTCCACATCGACGGATACTTAAATGTGTCGAATGCCATTTCACTATAGCTTAGTCTATCTGGTACCATTGGGATAGCATTTACAACAGCACCTTCATACCAACTAATACCTAGAGTTTCTTGTAGATTAGCACTAAACACAAGTTTAGCTTCTCCTAACAAGTTATGATATTCATTTTTTGTTAATTGTTGATCCTGACAAACAACAAACTCATATTGCGGAAGATGGTGTTTCAAATCTCGAAAGATTTCAACCTGCTTTTCTGGAGCGATACGATGCGGGAACAGGATAAGATTTCTCTTAGGCATGTTCTTATACATTACTAATGTATCTTCCATATATTCCATAGGCCAACCTGTGCGTACAATCTTTTTAGATTCTTTGTAGTTATACATAGTACCTATGTTGGCATCTAGCAAGTTCTTACCAAACATGTCGATGTGGAACTGCGTAGCAAAGTAGTTATGATCAAACGCTTCAAAGAAACTTTTCTCAGCATGTCTAACCCAGGGCTTGTCTCCGACTAACCGTCCAAGAAAGTCTTGTGGATCATAACTACCAGCATGCCATAAGCCGTGTGTAATTACTGGAATGCCCAGCAACTCACTCATGTACTTGAGATTGACGATACCGGGGTGCCAAGCATCAGTAAATACAAAATGATCACCGGGCTGGACTTCCCCGTTACAAAATAAGCGACCTATCTGCTCAACTTGGCTAGCCTTATAGATGTTAGTGCCTCCAAAATTAAGAAACGCACCTGGAGTAGTCGCACGAGGGATATCTTCAGGACCACTAATGACTTGAACATCGTGGCCTTTCTTTCGAAGCAGATTAGGCAAGTGAATCTTCCACTCGCCTGTGTATCTAGTCTCTACTGCCTCAAGATCAACGAGAAAAACTTTGCTCATTGTTACGGTTTCGATAATTGTTTTGACCACGTGGTTTATTTCCTTGATACGGCCTGCGTGGACGCTTGCTTGCAAGATAAGATTGATAGTTTGTAGAATCCTTACGATATAATTCTGCCGGATTAAAATCAATCAACTCAAAACGACAATAGTCATAATAAGCCTCTAGGTCATCAAAGATCCGAACAACGTCGGGGCGGTTTTCAAAATAGGAATAATCCTTATAATTCTTAGCCATTATAGCTTTCCTTTAGTACTTAATAAATGAACCATTTTCTCCGTCTTCGGAGACCTCAATCCAAACCTCACGGTTAGGATACTTTTGTATAAATAAACAATGATAGAGAGATAAGTTATGCCTATACTGACTACCACTAATGTTAATTATACTTGTTTTTTGTGCGGAAGTCAAGCCTTCTACATAAGTGTGAACTCCAAACAGATGCGTTGCGTTGAAAAAATTACCCAATGTCCGGGCCACGCCAAGAAGGCCGAAGCCACTCGACAGGCACGAATGAGTAAAGCGGATAGAATCAAACATATGAAAACTATGAGCGATAGAGGCAATGCCAGTCTCAAAGAACTTCATACTGATGCTAATTGGCGTAGACAAAAAGGACACAATATTTCCAAGGCTAAATCTACCATTCCTATCGAACAGCGTCCGCTCTGGGAAGCATACGAGAACATTGTTGATAGAATTACAAGAGATAGTTGGATATATCATAATGATAAAATTAATCCTTTAGGGCTACCGCGGGGAACTGAATACGAGTTGGATCACAAATATAGCAAACATCAAGGTTTCCTAAATGATGTGCCGCCTGAATTAATCGGGCATTATTCAAATCTTCAAATGATTTCACGGCATTCCAATCGAACAAAGTATAATAAATGTTCCATTACTTTAGAAGAACTTCATCAAGGCCAAATACAAACTTGATACGATTGGCAACTATCTTGCCATCATATCGTGTATTGTTGGCAATATCTAAACATTCGTTGATGATTAGTTCAGCAAATCGTTCCATTAACTGCGGATACATTCCAACTTGTTCGGGCTGATATCCTGTTGGCAGTTCCAAAAATTCTTGTCTAGCCTGTTCAGCAAGTTGTTTAATTCGTTCGTTCATACATTCCCCAATCCTATTCTCGAATAACCCAGTTCTGATTTAACTTCTCGCTCAATGCTTCGAGTCTTGTGCCGCCAGTTAATACCCCAAATGGTGATAAACTCGATAGCATCTGTATCCAGATTACATTCAACATAACCCATATTACCCCATCGGCGTGTCTCTGGATCTGCCAAGCACCACGCTTCTAACTCTGCCCGTTGCTCTCCACCATAGTGCGACATCTCAAAACAATATTTAAACTTGTTCTTAGGATGAGGAGGTGGCATCTGGCGAATAGTAGTCCGAGGCAGAGGTTTAGGCATATTAGAATTTAATTAGAGCACCATTTTCGCCGTCTTCTGACACTTCGATCCAAACTTCTCGTCCTGGATATTTTGCGGCAATCTGTTCATACAAATCTTCTGCCATCATCTCACAGGATTTATAGTCTAACTGAAGGGTGCCTTGGCTGTACAGATTTTCTAACCAGCGTTTAAATTGAATGAATTCAATTGCCCGATCTGAATGCTCCACACCAATCCAAACTTTAAAGTGGAAGATGTGACGATGCGGATAGCCTAGAAAACTTACATCATACTCATCACCTGTAGCAAGTGATGGATCTGTTAGTGCGGCCGGATACTTGTGCATACCTTCTTTCTGGAAGGTAACCCAAATCATTTTGTTAGGGCGAGTGTCTTGTCTAATAATCATACTTGTTTTAACCCATCACAAAGATTTTTAATATCGTTGTCTTCCATAAAAAAATTATAAGTTGAAGACTGAATAACTTTACCTTCGTCGTTTAAGGATTCGTTGATAAATTCAATGCTGTTTAGGTTAGAAGGACTTAGACATTTCCAACTTTTAACACGTAATCTAAAACCAGCATTTTCTTTAATTGTAAATTCTTTCATCGCTTTAGTGC